AGTCGTTCCAGAATTATCTGAAAAATTTAAATAAAATCCATTTGTTCCGTAACTTCCTGTATATTTTTTAGGATTCCATTGACCTGTATCTGAATTTGTTTCTCCAAAATATGAAGGATCATATTGCTGACCATCAATAAAGTTAATTTCTGCCATATATCCATCAAACCTCATGCCATCAGAGCCTTGTGAAGATAATCTGCGACCAATTGTATGCACCGAAGCAGCGTTTATTGCATTAGTAGCATACCCAGAAGAGGGATTACTCCTTGTGCTAAATGATGTAACTTCTGTTCCGTTAAAATATATTTTCATGCGATTATCTGCTGTACTATTATCTGTATCCAAAGCACAAACTAAATGAAACCAAGCACTAACATCTCTAAAAACTTGTGAAGTAAGTAAATTTGCAGAAGGAGTTCCAGAATCTTCATTAGCTAAATCCCAAGTTAATTTATCATTAGAATCTAAATAAATATGAGATGCGTTTGCTTTACCTCCAAAAATTCTTTGTTCAAAACCTAATCCTGATCTTTTGATCCAAGCACTAAAAGTCCATTTCTTTCTGTTACCAGCACTACTAGGTGTTCTTTCTAAGTAAGCACCATCATCATCATTAAACCTTAAACTACGATCTACCGTAAATGTACTATCAACAGCACCCGAAGCTCCGACTCTTATCGCATCATAAAAACCCATTACTTAACGTCCAATGAAACTGCACAATGTATAACATTGCTTGAAAGTATTACATAATCTATTCGATCAACCGCAGAGGCAGTTGTTGTCAATGTCGGTGCTGTTCCTCCTACAAATTTAAAAGCACTATTGAATGATGCTGTCCTAGACCCTGTGCCATCCTGTGTAATAAATATAGAACCTGCCTGACCTACTGCTTGATTTGAAGGTGCTGCAAAGGTTCTATTACCTCCTAGTGTTACTGAATGATGACATGCTGTTGCCATGTCAATAGTTATTGTTGACCCATCAGAGAGGGCTGTTATATTAGCTGCTGCACCTCCTGTAAGTGAAACACCACCACTTGCCAGTTGAAATTTTGTAGATCCGCCTAATTGAAATTTTAAATCTCCTGTTCCAGCATCATTTATAATCGAATCACTTGCATCATGGAATATTTCTAAATCCGCACCAGTTCCAAATATGGCTTTGGCATTATCAGCAAACTCCAAAGCATTATCTGACCTATCAAAAACAACATCCCTTCCAGCAGTAGCACCATCAAAAGTTACATCCTCTTGAAATATATTTGTAGAAGTAAAAGTATTAGCAGCCGACAATCCAGCATGACCGAAGTTTGTAGCCGATACATCACCTAGACTTACAAAAGCATTATTAGCAGAATTTCTTATTTTTAAGGTATTACCATCAATATGAGGAACATAGGCGGCAACACCGATTGAGGGATCACCAGAACCTTGATTCACTGTGCTTAAAGCTGCAATTATCTGATTTAACTTTGTACGAACAGCCAGACCAGTACCATTATCAACGGTAAAACCTGATCCACCCGTATTATCGACTCTTGACATTTAATTTTCAGTAATTTCTTTTATTGTATCTGAATTATCCACCTTTACCAAAACCTATTGCAGTAAAGTTAAAGTTTCGATCTATAGAACTGCCAGAGCTATTTTTAAAGTGAACGGTAAAACCTGTAGAACTGATATTTGTCAATTCAAAAATATCACCAGATGCCATGTTTAAAGCTGTTATTCCTATTGATGGTAAATTTGAATTTGCCCCTAATAAAGCACTTGTACCAACAAAAAATGGATGGTCAAAAGTAACATTTTTCGCACCAGCACCAGAGGCTATAGCTGTTGCATTTTGTTCTGTCCTTCTTTGAAATTGTGCTAAATATCCAAGCTGACTTACTCTAATATCCTGTGCTGTATCTTTTGTCGTTAAAACACATTTAAACTCAAAACCTCTTCCCCTGTAAGTACCATTAGCAAATTTTTGAAATGAAGTATAAGTTGGTGAACCGCTTGGGTCATCTAAAGTTGATCTAATAAATAAATCAGCATTAGTATCAACAGAGCCAGTGCCATCAAAATCTTGTAAATCATCAACTAAACCTCTCACGTCAAATAAATCTGTCGAATAAACAGATGCACTTAATAAGTGTTTTCTAAAATCGACACTAAATACAGCACCTAAATCTAAACGTTCATTAAATAAATATGTTCCAGTAGAAGATACTCCACCCATATCATCAATAGAGCTTTCTGCATCTATATCTGTGCTACTGTCAAAATTACCTGTTCCAGCCAAGCTTATTGCACCTGTTCCAGAATCAAATCCAATATTAGTTTTCGACCCTTGAAATGCTGGACTGTCTTGATCTTCTCGTCTTTCCTGTACTAATAATTTTGGTTGTGCATCTGGTAGATCAATTACAACAGAGGTTTCACCTAAAGAAAAAACACCAGAGTCATCTTGTGTTTTTAAAATTACTTCACCTTCTAAAATTGGAATTTCAGCAGATGTTGTATTTCCAGCTAATGCTTGAATTAAATCTGTTGCATTTGAAAAAGTGCCGCTTCCATCTGTTAAAGGTGTATGCCGTACGAATATACGACCTCCATGCAAAACGTCCACAGAGGTAGGTAAATCCCATCTTAATCGTGCAAGTTTATCTGTCAAAGGTTCATAAGTTAAACCTGTAATCTCTGCTGGAGGTTCTGTTTTTCCAACTGTTGTTATTGTTATTGTATTTGGGTCTTTACTTGGTTTATCTAAAGCATTGAAACTAAAAACTCTTATTTCATATTCCCCTTTTAAAGTTTCAAATATTGTAAAATCTGATCTTCTTATTCTTTCAGAGATAAAGTTTTCATTTTTAAATCTGTATTGAATTAAGTACTCTACAACCCCAGCAACAGGTTGCCATTGAATAAATAATTTTGAAACTGCTCTGTTATCTAAAACAACAATTTTTTCTGTTGCTGTTAGGTTACTTGGTGCATCCTTTATAGGTGTTAGTGTCGTAATTGATCTTGTGGGCAGAGTTGAACCATCTTCAATAAAAGCGTACTTGTCGGGATTATGTACAACTGCGACTATTTGATAATTTAAAAGGTCTTGCTCTGTAACAGAAACAACCCTAAAAGTTTGTAATTGCACAGATGTATTTTCAATAACCCAAACGCTGTTTGTTTGTGGGACAGATGAAAAAGCAGAGGAAACAGTGATGGTTGCTCCTGATACGCTGCTTATTGTTTTAGTTTCTAATGTGCCGTCAGATAAAATCACAGATAAAGTTGCTGAATTTGTTGTTGCTAAATCTGTATTATTTTGATCATCAACAATAATTTGAGTTGTAGATACTCCTGTTTTTATACGTCCTCCTCTTCTAACCCCTGCCCTCATGGGGTCAGCAATATTAATAACAGTTCCAACTCTTACTATTGTTCCGCTTTCTAATGATGCTGTGAATGTAACAGTTTCCGCTTCGTTGTTTTGTGTATATAAAAACCAACGTCCAAGCCTTGCCGCCTGACCTCTTGATGTACAGGCAAAACCTGACAAATTCTTAGTAACAATCCCATACTTAGCTTGCAATGCGGTATCTTCCACAGTCTCATAATCTACCTCTGCGGTTTCATTATCAAAGTAAGAAACATTCACAACAGAAAATTTTGTGTCTTTACTAGCACTTGAATAAGAAAAACCAGCTTCAGAAACATTGCTCAAATTATAGATATAACTAGCATCTGTTGGTTTATCACAGCTTATATTTACTGCCCCTGCTGAATAAAAAGGCATTGCTCTCATTACAGAGGCAAGATTATTAATGGTATCGTATGCAGCCCTTTGCGAATTAAGAACTACATTACAAGAAAATCTTGCTTCGGTATTTCCAGTTCCAGTTCCATCATCTACTTGCTCACTTGCATATTGACTGGCAGAGAAAAAGCTAAAAACATCTAATGATGATTCTGCAATATGATCACCAAATCCTTTAGAAGTTGTTAGTAAATCATATAAAATCCATGCTGGATCATTTGACCATTCTTTATCTGTTTTGAAAGTGCCGTTAAATGTGCCACTGTAACTTATTGATCCATCAGCCCTTACAGTTCCATTATGCGGTATTTTGATCTTTGCACCTTTAATCCTGTACATACGTTTGGGCTGGCTTGGAAAAGTTTCAGCGTCAAAACGTAAAGCTAAATGTGCAAAATTTGCATAGGCTCTTGATTCATTTATTATTTCTGTAAAAGATGACCATTGGAAACTATTTTGCAGAGTGGTTTCAGTACTATCTGCTGTAGTTCTGTTAACTCTGATTGTTACAGGAAAGCTAGTGCCAGATGGTAACTTGATTTTATAGTCTCTAAAATATGTGCTGGCTGTTCTCCCCTTTACAGTGTCAGATATAACAGTAGTTGTTGTGCCATCATTTTCTATCGTTTGTATTGTAAGAGCAACTTCAGCACCATTAATATCTCCATTATCTTCAAACTTTTGAAGTGAAGGAAAACCAAGAGTAACTCGAACAGCATCAATATTACTGTTAGTTATTTGTCTTGAGACAGGTGTCGATTGTGTAACAGTAACACCAACGCTAGTTTCTGATTCTGTTTCAGTTATACCAGCAATAGCGGTTTGGTTTGCTGTTCCAAATCTAGGCTCAAAAGAAATATTTTGAAAGTTAAAATCCTCATCATTTGGACTTGTGCCAGCCGCTTGTTGTAGTACTTGAGTTCCATTTAAAAAAACATCTTTTAATGCAGAGGTATTATATTCAGTTGAACCTTTGCTACCTGTGGCACTTGGGAAGCCCTCTATCTCTCCTGACCCTAATAGTTCAATCAGGGTTTGAAATTGCTTTGACTGAAGTGCATCTTTGGGTAAGTTAGGATCTGAAATACCCATAAATTCGGATATTGTAGGAACCACGCCTGATGCTATTAGACCAAAAAACGGCATTATGCTGTACCCTCCACTTGAACAGTATCGATACCAGAACTAATTACAACTGAACCTGTAAAAACTTGACCATAAATTATCGGAACAGGAACACCAGCCCTAGAAGTGTTAGTTATTGAACCAAAACCAAAAGATTGAAAAGTTGGGTCATTTTGTGAAAAGCTATCAGCCATAACAGCAGAAGGAACATTTTGAGGTGGCATTAACATATTTGATACTTCATTAATTACTAAACTTGTTCCGATAGCAGTTAATCCACTTGCAATGACTCCTCCTACCGCAGTAGCAAAAAATCCAGCCGTTGCAGCAGAGGCAGCAGCACCACCAGCTATCGCTCCAATACCTAAAATAAGTGGGCCTGATCCTGTCGCTATTGGAATAATTTGGATATCTTCATCACTTTGTAAATTTAATAAATTCTCTGTAATGTCCATTCCACCCATTTTGATTTTATAAAACTGATTCATCATATGACTTTCTAACTCTGGAAAATTAGCAATTAAAAAATGAAATGCCTGTTTTGGACTTGCAACAGCCGCTTCAAAATACGATTGCCCTAAAAACTTTCTTAATGTGCCATAAACTTTTATTTTTTTAAGCTTCATATCTATAAACCTTTTTTGTGGCTTTTATATATTTTAAATCATAAAATTCTCTACAACTTAAATATCTTATGTTGTGATGCAATATTGTTTGATCGCCAATATATAATCCAACATGAGTTAGCTTTTGATCTGAGTCTGCCATCAACAAAACATCATCATTAATAATATTATCTTTTGAAACTTCTTTAAAACCAGAACCAATTAAAACTTTTTCAAAATATGGATTTTTACAAAAATCTTTTAATGATTTTGGTCTTTTCCAAAATTTTAAATTAATTTGTTTTTTTTCTAAAAAATAATCTGTTATTAAACTCCAACAATCATGTTTACCCCAAATCCATGTGCGACCATATAAACCAGACGTATATCCACAAGGTTTAAAATCTATCCAGTTTTTTTGCTCAACACTATAAATATAAAAAGGTAAACCAAGATGCTCACAAGATGCTCTATCTGCTTCAGATGGTGTTGCTGTTCCATAAGGATGTGAATGAATCACTCCAACAAGTTCTCCCTCATCTTCACAATCTGCCCAATTATCTGGGTTAATTACAAAAAACTCGTCTGGTGATTCTGAAAGATTTTCACAAGGCCAATAAGTTTCTTTGCCTTTGATGATAGCCAATAAGCCACAGGATTCTTTTGGGGCTTCTTTATCAGCGTGTATGGCAGCCTGTTCTTTCCAGTTCATGCGTTTACAAAAGTACCAACAGAGGGAAAATCTTTTCTAGTTACTTGTAATTTTGGACAACGAATATTATTTAAATCAAGAACACTAGCCAACTCAAACTGTACAATTTCTCTATTTTCTACAACTTTTCTGTCAATAAAATATATCTCCTGTGGTAATTCTGTTGTGCTTGATGGAGTACCAAATGGGTTTTGATTTGATGGAAAGTTTGCAGCATCTAAAAATTGTGCCATTGTTCTATGTCTTATAAATTTTGCTCCCTGTAAGTCATTAAATGGTGTTGTAGCATTTGCCGTTGCCATTAATGTAGTAATAGTTCCAAGAATATTTGAAACAGTTAAAGTAGGTCTTGGCAATGTTCCTTTTCCTGTATATTCAAAGCCTTCAGCAATTATTGGATATTTACTATATGTATTTCCCTGCCATATTATAGAAGCGTTACTATTCATACCTACACCAGAATGAAAGCGGCTAACATCTGTTGAACCATGTAAAGAAGAAACTAAAGTAAGTGAATATAATTCAATTATTGATTTATTAGATAAAGATTGAAGTTCTGCGGTAGGTATTGCCATTATGGTTCAAATACCTCCTCAAATGTTGTTGTGATTATAGCCCTGTTATTATATGGGATTTGTTTTGACCAAGATTTACAGATAAATTTACCAGCACCAGATAAAGTTACAGAAACATTTCCTGAGTTCGTTGCACTGGCAGCAGCCGTCACAGTGAAAGTATTATCATCAGCCGTTGTCACTACTGCAAAAGAACCATCAACAGCAGAGCCAGATGTATAGTCAATAGTCACGACATCACCAAGAGCAAGGCCATGGTTTGAAATTGTTATTGTCACAGTGGTAGATGATGACTGTGAATAAGTGCCTGTTTTTGTAAATCCTTCGGCTGGTGGGGTGAAATCAAAGCTTGCTTGATCATTAACCCTGCTTCTTAAAAAAGCCTCAATAATATCTGATTGCTCTTCAGAGACTACAAAAGTAAGATCATATACTTTAGGGTCTTGAGTTAAAGGCAAGCCAAATAATGCTCTGAACTGGTAACCATCACCTAAAGCTGTTGTTCTTACCTTTGGTGAACTTGTTTTTCTAAAGCCAGAATATGTTGGCTGGATTGAAGGAAAAGTTGCCATTACCTACTTAATAAACCCCCTGCACGTTTTTCTTTAATAAGTTCTGCACGAATAGCAGCACCTATAACATTACCTAGTGCCTGTGCATCTTGATTATTGCCTGATACAGCAGAACCAGACGCATCAACGGAAACATTAACAATATTAGTTGTACTTCCTCCTAGTTGGTTATTTGGAATTATATTGCCACCTCTTGAACCCATTTGTAATAATTCTGGACCTTTCTCACCAACTACAAAAGCACCACCAGCAGAAACAGGGCCACCATTTGCTCTAAAAGCAGCAGCACTAGCTCTACCAACAAATTGATTTGATGTACCTACAGCAGTTCGGCCAAGTATTCCACCGCCTCCACCAAATATGCCGCCTAATGCACCACCAATAAAGTTTCCTATTCCAGAAACAGCCCTTTGTATTGCAACCTCTACAAGTTTACGTTTTAGATCATTTAGAACACTAACAGCCGCTTGAGCTAATGTTTTTGTACCCATAACAGCATCAGTAAGATTAGAGACAATGCCTTGTTCTATACCTTGACCAATCTCCATAAACTTTTCTTTTAGTTGATCCGCTTCGCTTTTTACATTTTCTAAACTTTCTGAAAACTTTGTTGTACCTACAAATAAATTATCAATTGCTGGTTTAGTGTCTGTAATAACAGTTTTTGTTTCTTGTATTACCTGTTTATTATCTCTATTTAGTTTTACTATTTTATTTGTTGCCTCTCCTGTGATTTCAACATTTTTTTGTAGTTCTTTAATATCTTTTTGGTCTATTTTAAATTTAAATTTAGAAAGCGGTGATAATCCAAAGATAAATTTAAGTACTGGATTTTTATCAACAAAATCAGTAATTTGCTTGAGAACACTTATGACTGCCTTGATTATTCTTCCAACAACAACACCAACAGTTTTACCAACATTGATTACAGCATTAGAAAACTGAGTAACACCTTCTTTAACTGCAATCCAACTTTGTTCTAAATCAAAAACTATATCTGTTGCATCAACTCCAATACCCTCTGCAATAGCTTTTGCAACTTCATTAACAGCAGCAAAAATAGCTCTTACTGGTGCAAGTACAATCTTAAAAGCAGCACCTAAAGCCTCGACTGTAACAGCAGCGACTTTTAAGGATTCTCTGATTATTATTGCAAGCTCCGAACCTTCACCAGCTAAATTTGTAAAGGCTGTTCCCAATCTTGTAAGTTGACCTTGTATTGTATTTGATGCTGTAAATGCTGCTTTTGCAGCAACATCTTGTGCATTTGCCTGATTTTCTAAATTTTTATTAAATGAAACTAATTGATCGTTAAGTAAAGGTAACACTGCTGTCCTTGCTTCAACAGATCCAAATAATAATGCAAGCGTTTCTTCACTAGCTCCACCTTTATCAACTATTTCCTGTAATACACTTCCTAGACCTTTTGATTTAAGTGCAGCCGCACTAAAGTCGATTCCAAGTTTTTCTGCTGCTTTAGCTGCCTCTCCTGTTGGTTTTTGTATTGATGCTATTACTTGCCTTAAGCCAGCAAAGGTAGATTCAACAGGAACACCAGTTGCAGTTACAGAGGATATTGCCGCATTTAATTCATCTATTCCAACACCAGCCCCAGCCGCTATAGGTGCAAGACGACCAATCTGCTGTGCATATTGTTCAACAATAATTTTTCCATCATTTTGTGTTTGAACAAATCCATCAACAATTTTTGCGGCCTTATCCGACTCCAAACCATAAGCATTTAGAACAGAGGTTGTTGCATCAGCCACAGTTTGTAAATCAGAA